GTAATCCTGCAACTGACGAACCGATGACCCACCAACTGCACCACGGCGATTGCCTTGAAGTGTTGCGGTCCATGCCCGATTGCAGCGTGGATTCAATCGTTACCGACCCGCCCTATGGGTTGTCATTTATGGGCAAGAAGTGGGACTACGATGTGCCAAGCGTTGATGTTTGGGTGGAGTGCCTTCGGGTCTTGAAGCCTGGGGGTCATCTTCTTGCATTTGCAGGAACGAGGACGCAGCACCGAATGGCGGTGCGGATTGAGGATGCGGGCTTTGAGATTCGGGATATGATTGCGTGGGTGTACGGGTCGGGGTTTCCGAAGTCGTTGGATGTGAGCAAGGCGATTGATAAGAGGGACGCAGCAGAAGAACAACAAGCGAGGCGATATAGGTTTACGGAGTGGGTTCGTTCTACGGGGATAACCTCCAAACAAATTGACGAAGCGACTGGAACCAACATGGGCGGACATTATACAACCGCAGCAAGTCAGCCCGCTATTATGACCCGTGAGCACCTGGAGGCGTGTCGTCATTTGCTTGGCGAAGTTCCCGAATGGGTGGAGAAAGAGGCAGACATTCGCAGCGTTGAAAGCAAGAATTTTGCCGAGCGGGAGGTGGTGGGGAAGCGTGTCGGGGTTGACACAACCAAGCAAAGCATCGCTTGCGCTGTTTCGGCACAGGGTTTGGAGCAATCCACAAAGCACGAATTTAACATCACCGCCCCTTCCACCGATGCCGCAAAGCAATGGCAAGGCTGGGGGACTGCCCTCAAGCCTGCGTTAGAGCCGATAACCGTGGCCCGCAAGCCGCTGGTCGGAACGGTTGCCGAGAATGTCCTGCAACACGGGACGGGGGCGATTAATGTGGATGGGGGAAGGGTGGAAGGTGGCCGCTGGCCCGCCAACTTCATCCACGATGGAAGCGAGGAAGCCACCGACCTGCTCAAAGATTCGGCACGCTTCTTCTACTGCGCCAAGGCAAGTAAAGCGGATAGGGGCGAAAACCACCACCCCACCGTCAAGCCCACCGACCTCATGCGCTACCTCTGCCGCCTCGTAACCCCACCCAACGGAATCGTCTTGGACCCATTTAACGGGTCGGGTTCCACGGGATGCGCTGCGGTCTTGGAGGGCTTCCAATACATCGGGATTGAACGGGAGGCCGAGTACATCGCCATATCCGAGAAACGCATTGAAGCACGCTCTAAACAAGTGCAGGAGCAACCCAAGCAACTGACCCTATTATGACCCAAGCGGAATACCTCACTGCTCAAAAACACCGCCATTACTGGGACCAATACCAAGCCGCCCTGTTCATGCGGTTGTCCCCCGAAGCGGTCCACGACTTGCAGACTATCCTCGTGGCCCACGGACGACCGAACACGAATTGGTGGTGCGCTGACTGCGTAAAATCGGCCCTCCAATACATTTACTCACAAGCGGACCAGTTCGCCGAAGCCAACCAGCACCAAGTCAGCCATGCCCTCAACCAAAGCCCCCAACGATGAGGCCCAAGTCCAAGCCCGCATGGATTCGCTGATGATGGTCATCACGACCCTCTGCGACTGCATCGGGGCGGTGGAGGAATCCAACTCCCCGAACGCCTTTGCGGTGAAGATGAAAATCGTGGACAAGATTGACGAACTGATTGATAAAATAGAATACTGATGGCAGGCCGTCCCCCAATATGGAACACCCCCGAAGAACTATGGGAGGCGTTTGAAAAGTACAGGGCCGAGAACAAGGCCAACCCGTACCGAGTGCAGGACTATGTCGGCAAGGATGGGGTCATGGTTTACAGGGACAAGGAGCGGCCTATCACTTTTCGGGGCTTTGAGGGATGGCTTGCGGAGAATGGGGTCTGCTTTGACCTTTCGGACTATAGGAAGGGCACGTCGGAGATGCACAAAGGGTTTTCCCCAATCATTACACGCATACGGGCCACCTGCGACAAGGATATGCTGGAGGGTGCAAGTTCGGGTGTTTACTCGGCCAACATCGCCTCCCGCCTTCTTGGCTTGGTAGATAAGCAGGAGACCAGCGTAACCATTGAGCAACCCCTCTTCGGGGATGGACTTTAAGTACACCACCGCCATCAAGAAGATTCGGGCGATGACCGCTCGGAAGAAAGTCATACAAGGCGGGACAAGTGCGAGCAAAACCTTCGGTATCCTTGCGGTCCTGATTGACCATGCCGCTCGGTTCCCCAAGTCGGAAATATCGGTTGTATCCGAATCCGTGCCTCACCTACGACGGGGAGCGATCAAGGACTTTGCTAAGATCATGCAATGGACCCACAGGTGGGTTCCCGACCGCTGGAACAAGACCCTCCTGCAGTACAACTTCGCCAACGGGTCCACGATTGAGTTCTTTTCGGCTGATTCGGAAGCACGGCTAAGAGGGGCAAGGCGGCAGGTTCTCTACATTAACGAGGCCAACAACATTGACTTTGATTCCTACTACCAGTTAGCCATCAGGACCAGCCAAGAAATCTACATCGACTTCAACCCCACCCACGAATTTTGGGCGCATACCGAGGTCTTGCCCGAAACCGATGCGGAGTTCCTCATCCTCACCTACCAAGACAACGAAGCGCTTCCTGATACGATTCGGAACGATATAGAACTAAACCGAGCCAAAGCGGAGCATTCGGCTTATTGGGCCAACTGGTGGAAGGTGTACGGGTTGGGCCAAGTCGGGACGCTCCAAGGGGCTATCTACGGCGATTACACGGTGGTTGAGGGTATAGACCCAAGCACGATGAAGTTCGTCGCCTACGGGCTTGACTGGGGGTTCAGCAACGACCCCACGGCCTTGGTCGCCGTGTACCGCAGGGGGGACGACTTGTTTGTGCATGAGTTGCTCTACCATCGGGGGCTGACAAACTCCGACATCGCCGTCCGACTGAAAGAGTTCGGCATTACAAGGGCGTGGGAAATTGTGGCCGATTCAGCAGAACCGAAGTCAATCGAGGAAATCTACCGCCTCGGATTCAACATCAAGCCAGCAAGCAAGGGACCCGATTCGGTCAGGCAGGGGATTGACATCGTGAAGCGATTCAACCTTCATGTGACCAAGGATTCCGTGAACCTCATCAAAGAACTCCGCAGTTACACTTGGGCCACGGACAAGGATGGGAAGGATACAGGAGTGCCGATTGACTCCTACAACCACGCCTGCGATGCGCTCCGCTATGTGGCCCTCAACAAATTGGCCGTCAGTAACTCGGGGAAGTACTTGGTGGTGTAACTTTGCGTAATTAAACCCCCATAAAATGAGCAACTTTTTCACAAGATTGATTGATGAATCCACAGAGTTAGAAGACAAAATTGAAAAGTTAAGGTCTTTTACGCTTACCCAACAATTTAACGATTTAAACGAAGCAAACAGGGCGTTGTTGATTTTGCAGGGCGAAATCATGAACAGTTACTTTACCTGCCTACAAGAACGGATTCGGTTAAATATGCCTGCTTACGAGGCATGAACCTCGAATCCCTCCTTGACCTCGCCTTGGCCATCGGTCGGGTCGTGCTGGCCTTGGTCTTTATCGGCTGCATCTTAACCCTCCTTATGCAATGAAATGGATAGCCTGTAAAGAACGAATGCCGAAAGAATACGAGGCGGTAATAGTGGTCATTCCTAAGAGTAGCAACAAGATTGCATTTTCTTGGTGGGCTAAAGTTGGCCCTGCTGGCAAAGAACAAGTTAAATGGTTTTTTGACACATCCGACGAATTTTGTCCTGCCGAAGAAATTATATATTGGACCCCAATGCCCAAACTACCAACAAGCACCCAATGAAACTCATCCACTACTACCACATCTACTGCGGCGGCGGCGGCCAATGGCAGTTAATCATGCACCAACACATGATGGCCCTGTGCAACTACGGGCTGATAGAACAGTTGGACGAGATTCGTGTCGGCATCGTTGGCCCTCCCGACCAGCGGAAGGCGGTCAAGGAAATCTTGGACAACTCGCTCGTGGCGGCAAAGATTAAGGTGGTAGTCACTCGCACAAACGCATGGGAGCAAGCCACGCTGACCGAGATGTACCGAGCGAGCCAAACCGAGGATGCGGCCTACCTCTACGGGCATACGAAGGGGTCCGCTGACCCGTCGCTTGTGAAGCAGATGTGGTGCAGGTCTATGATATTCTTTAACATCGTGGCTTGGGAGCGTTGCCTTGCGGAACTGGAGAAAGTGGACTGCGTGGGAACCCATTGGCTCACCACCGAGCAGTTCCCCCAAATAGCGGACCAAAACAACCCCGACGGGTATCCCTACTTTGCAGGGAACTTTTGGTGGGCCAAGTCAAGCCATGTGCGGGAACTTGGCGAACCCGTAAGGGAACACCGCTACCAAGCCGAAACTTGGATTGGAAAGCGGGAAGGGATGACCGTGTACGACCCCAACCCAGGATGGCCCGACCCAAGTAAATTCGTCATCACATTCTAACCATGAAACTGCTCGCCAATATCGCCTACCACCACCATCCGAACAGGGTGGAGAACTTGACCAAGGTCATTGAGGCCATCAAGTCCTACCCTGTGCAGTCGGACATCTTCGTGGACACCAACGACCCCCAAGCAGCGCAAGAACTCGCTCACCTTCCCGTCACCTTCCACGCCCACACGGCGATGGGACACCCTTGGGAACTGACCAGCAAGCACCGCAACAGGATTGCAGAGGTGTACCAGCACTTTGACTGGGTGGCGTATTTCGAGGACGACATGATGCTTCCCAAAGAGGGTTTCGTCAACTTCACCAAGCAGTTCGATGCGATGTTTGAGGACAACTTGTACCCGTCCTTTACTCGGATTGAAACCTACCCAAATGTGGAAGGCGAATTTAGCCCCGACATTGCATTCAATCCTACACCGAATATGTGGAAGGAGTGGAACGGGAAGACCTACGCAAGCCTTCCGTTTTACATCAACTATCACGCTTTTTGGATGTTCAGCACGAAGCGGCTTGCCGAGGTGTTGAGCCGTAACCCGCAAGCGTTGCAGACGATACCAAACAACGGCCTCTATCGTGAATCCCTTGCCTCCCTGCCGATTTGGTCCTTGGAACTAAAGCCGATGCTGGAGATGGACGAGAACGGCGAACTTGCGGACCATTGCAAGGTCTATCACCTATCCAACAATTATCGGGACAACAGTAGGAACATCAAAGAAATCTTTAAGCGATGAAACACGACCACATCTTCGGCTGGTCCAGCCCACAGGAACAAGGCCAACTCCTTCAGTTCATCCTTGATACCCTGCCCCCCAAGCCTCGCATCACTATGGCTGAAATTGGGGTCTATCTCGGACGAGGCACGGCCATCTTTGACGAGGTCTTTGTCAGCAGGGGTCAGAACTACAAGTTGATAGCGGTGGACCACTTTGAGGGTTCACCCGAACACAAGGCCAGCAACTCGGTCCCATCCTACGAGGTTTTCAAGCAGAACATCGCCCCGATAAGCGACAAAATCAAGGACCACAACTGCGATTCCATCGCTGCCTCCAAACTATTCAAGCAGGGCGAATTTGACATCGTTTACATCGATGCGGCCCACGAATACGAACCCGTACTTGCGGACCTGGAGGCTTGGTTCCCGAAGGTCAAGCGGGGAGGGTTTATTTGCGGGGACGACTACACGGCGGGATGGCCAGGGGTTGTGAAGGCGGTGGGCGAATTCTTCGGGGGACGGCACGGCGTTGTCCCAGGCACGCAACAATGGTACTTCCAAAAATGAAACTCCAAGACCTCACCATTGACCAGTTCCAACGCATCGCTGCGCTGGAGTTCTCGCCCGTGCTGACCGATTACGACAAGCGTGCAGGGGTCGTAGCGATAGTGGAGGGGGTGGATATATCACTCGTAAGGGAAATGCCCGCCAAGGGGCTTACTAAGCGTTACAAGACCATCATAGCCGAGTGGAACGAACTGCCTACCTTGGCATATCGCAGGCGGTTCAAAGCAGGTGGCAAGTGGTGGATTCCGACGGTGTTTACGGACGAGTTGACCGCTGGGCAACTCATTGACCTGATGGACACCGATACCACCGACGAAAAGAAGTTGGTCCAAAACCTGCACCGCATCATGGCTACCCTTTGCAGGGAGGGTGGGTTCCTTGGCCACTTCCCGAAGAAATACGACGGGGCATCCCACCAAGAGCGGGCCGAACTGCTCAAAGCCCACGCCAAGATTGGCGATGTTTGGGGGGTGGTCAGTTTTTTTTTGTTAAGTTCAGAAAGTTACTTGAAAATTTTGAGCGACTATTCTCGTCACCTGACGAAGGGAATGCAGGGCCAATAACCAACCCGCTTGCTGGCTACGGTTGGCTGATGGTCGTATGGCGGATGGCGAACAAGGATGTGCTGAAATTTGAGGCCATCTTTGCAATGAAGGCGGTGGAGTTCTTGAACTATGCGCTCTTGATACACGACATTTTGGAGGCAGAACGACAAGAGGCAGAGCGGATGCGCCGCAAGTAGGACACAATTTCGGTGGCTGGACATTTACCACCATGGAGTTTGATGTATTCGTCGGAGGGTCAGGGAAGAAACTGACCGACTTGCAGAAGGAGGCCTTGGCCGATTTCGGGGTGAGCCTTGCAGACGGAGCGATTGAGAACAAGTCCTACGCATTAGTCACCAAGTGGCTGGAGGGGGTAATAAAATTGGCCAAGCAGAACCTCGCAAACGCCAACGCTATTGCCAGCGATTCCCTATCGGCAAGCATTGACATCAAGCCCATCACCCTGACCGACACTTCCTTCGTGGTCGCTATTGTCGCCAACGATTACTGGAAATATGTGGACCTCGGTGTCAAGGGTGCGGTCAGCAGCAGTCGTGCCCCCAATAGCCCGTTTCAGTACAGGGACAAGCGGCCACCTATCCGTCCCATTCAAGAGTGGATTGCATTCAAAGAAATCCCCCTGGAAGGCCGTGACAAGGAGGCCGCCAACCGTTCCTTCGCTATAAACATCGCCAACAAGATTAGGCGGGAAGGCTTACGGGCCACCAACTTTATGTCCAACGCAGCCACCAAGGAAATGGTGGATGTGCTAACCGAAAACATCGCCGAAGTCCTCGGCAAGTCCATAAGCGTCGCAACCGTCCGATAACCCATGTCCATAACCGTCCTTTCGGGTTCGCCCCTCGTAGCGACCCCCGTTTACAACAAGATGCTCTACAAGGTCAGCGGCTCGCTGATTGCCCAACCCAATTACCGCTAT